CGATAGAAACCTGCAACCTGCATCTTGCGAATCTGGTTGTAGTCCATGCGTAAAACATGCGTCACACGAGATGCTGTGTTCAAATCAGATGCTGAGTAAGGAACAACAAGATCCTGCGCCGGTATAAACTTAGATACCGAACGCTGCTTGGCCTCATCGAAGTAAACTTTTTTGAATGTCGAACCAGACAGCGGTAAATAAAACAACAGTTGATCCATATCCGGATCGTATTCGTCCATCACTTCCATGATCTGGTAGTTCATGTACGTCTTTACACGGTGCGCTTGCGCTTCTCGGTCTGCATCCTGCTTACCAAGCACCTGAGTCTGTACTGGCCCACCGGCTGGTAATAGCTCCTTGTAGGCTTGTGCTTGGAATTGGGTCACACTCTCCGCTATAAGTGGGTGCGTGACACCAGAGGCCCCTTGGAATGGCTCTGAGCGTTCTATCTGTCGGATGCCAAGCTGGTCTAAACCTTTGGTGTAGGATTCTTCCCAGTCGGAACGTGAATCTTGGTCTTCTTCGTAGGATGATCTAAGCTCAGAGGACAGTTCCCCCATGTAGCCGTCATCCAAGAACTCTGCGAGGTTAGCCTCATGCTCCATAGGAGCTTGGGCCTCTGCCTCTTCTATCATGTCCTCAATAGACTGGACCGTGGCCGAACCGTCTGCATTCTGAATAACTTCAGCGCCCGAAGAGAAATCTTCCGGCATGTCCATGGCAACTTCTACCGCAGGTAGCATGTCATCTGGTCCGCCTTGCATGGCGCCGTTGTCTACAAGTGAGCCCATTGGGCTAGGTGGCAAGGCCATTAATAATACTCCCGTTTCCGCGGAACAAAGTCTTCTCCGCTATCCTCACCTTCAAGTGATATAAAACCACCTTGGCGAAAACGCATTAGTGCTAGTGTCATGCTATCACAATAGTCGTCATGATCTCCATTAGGAAATGACACCACTTCTTCTATAACCTCATCCGCGAACTTTTTGTCCGACGGAGCCCATACAACACCAGCTTCAAATAATGGCGCTACCATGTGCATTCGAGTCACCTTATCACGACCTTTGCCCGGTGAGAACCCTAATGCTGGTATTCCTCGCTGTCGTAACTCGTCAATCAACGGCTGTCCGCTGGCTTTGGCCTCAACAATCACCATGTCAGGGTCCCAATAGTCATGTTCTTCGTAGGCTTTTTCCTTTAACTCAGGGAAATTCCACCTACCTCGCTGTGCATCTAGCAAAACAACGTTGTCCGGTCCACCATCTACAGGTTTAAACACACCCCACGTCGTAATAGCTGAGTAATCCGCAGTTTCTTTCTTGGAAAACGCCGTGTCATACGCCTGTAGTATGTAATCAAGCCGCGGAATCTCTTCTTCTTCCCACAGTTTCCACCACTCGCGCTTGATAATGGACGAGCCCGACGATGTCGGCTCCTGTTGCCACTGCGCGGACCACTTACCTACAGGTAAAGAAGCTTTAATGCTTAATAGGGCGTCTTTTTCCCAGAACTCCGGCCATAATGGCTTTCCGCTGGGTAAAATTGCAGGAAACTCCACCACTTCCCACTGATCAGACATGATATCACTGCCCTGTTGGGCCAGTAATCTGCCTGTCAAGTCTTTTTTACCCCAACGAGTCATAACTATTATGATCGAACCGCCAGGTTGTAGACGCTGACGGGGTCCAGAGGTGTACCATTCGTATGCGTGGTCGAATGCAGTCTCGCTTAACGCATCTTGTTCCGAATGAGGGTCGTCAATAACGAGTAAATCCGCTCCACGTCCAGTGATAGCCGCGCCAACACCCGCAGCAAAGTACTCTGCGCCCTTGTCAGTGCCCCATTTACCCGCACCCTTATTGTCTTCCTTGAGGTTGGTCTCTGGAAATATCTCTTTATACGCTGGATCATCGATTAAATCCCTTACTTTTCTACCAAAACGCACCGCAAGCTCTGTGTTGTGCGTAGCTTGTATGATCTTTAGCTTTGGATTACGGCCCAAAAACCAAGCCGGCATCAGGTAACTAGCAAACTCAGACTTAGAATGTCGAGGTGGCATGTTGATTATCAGGCGTTTACACTCTCCACGAGCAACCGCCTCAAGCTTTTTAGCTATAACACGGTGATGAGCGCCCTCAATAAAGTTCTCATAGACGTGGTGAGCGAACGGCATGAAGTGATCGTATGCTCGTTCTTGAAGATCTAGGCGATTCTTAGCCTCCGTCAGCGCCAAAATCTCTTTCAGCGCCTCCTCGGGTAGTGCCTGTAAATTCATGCTCTACGCCTTGATCCATACTCTGGGTTCTTGTTCGTTTGATAGTAAGCCCCACCCGTTGGGCGAACCTTCTCAGGCAAGGAATCTATCTGTTGACATACAAACTGGCCCTTAATCATTACCTTCTGGTATCCGTCTGGGCACTCAAAGTCATCTTCTAGCGGAACTAACTCGTCGCCATCGTCATCATCACTGTCAATGTCAATTGGATCAAGATCGATTGTTGCTCCACCATCGTCGTCTCCGACATCTTCATCGACTTCAACTGTGATGCCTTTATCGTCGTCATCATCGTTGTCGGTCTCAACTACCGTCGTTGGCCCAAGCACAGTTGTATCAACTGGTGTATCGACCACCACTGGTGTATCGACCACCACTGGTGTTCGGACAGGAACTTCTACTTCAGTAGCTACAGTCTGGTCAGTAATAAGGGGTGGCTTGTTAGGCGGCATGTTGATTGTTTCGGACGTGTCTACCGGAACCTCTACTTCTACAGCAACGTCAGTGTCTACGGGGGTATCCACCTCTGTTCTAGTTGCTGTGCCCTCAATGGTGTCATCTACCGCAGGAAGAGGATCTGTTGTAACCACCGAGTTCTCCGCGTCTAGTACTTCTCCTGTAAGACCGCCTACTTCCGACGAAGTATCCAGCGCAGCAATTCCTGTGTTCGCTGTGCCTACAGGCACTAACGAAGTACTTGGCCCAGTGGCTTTAGATGCATCGACACCCATTGCATTTTCAGCAAGGTTCGCCACATCAACCATCGACAAGTTGTTATCCTTAGCAAGTTTTGTAGCCGTTGCCGCAGACAATCCGCCTTCTTGAGCCACTTCAGTAGCAATAATGTCAATGATCGACTGTTCTTGTGATACGGCTTCTGTAGCAGTATCCGTAATCGCTGGGGCTGAAACTGTAGATCCCGCCGCGAGGTTCGGGTTAAACACGCCGCCAGTGCCCAAGGCCGCTAAACCAACAGGCATCTGTGTATTAACCGGAGCATCGGTAGTTGGAGCCGCTAGTTTAGGAACTTCAACCACAACGTCCGTCCCAGGTATTGTAATCTGATCTAGGTTCGTAGTCACGTTTGGTTGCGCCACAGCAGAGATATCAAACGCGGGAAGAGCGTCTGTGGTCGGTGCAGCCAGAAGTTGCGGAGCCGTCTGTGTTCCTGATATAACGTTTGCCGCAGCCGGCGCAGTAGCGTTCTCTCTTCGGGATCGAGCAATTCTTTCCTCGATAGTTTCATTTGTGGCTACCGTTCTTGAACCATCTGGCTTTAACATCCCTAAATTAGGGTTAGCAGGTATTGTTGAAAACTGCGCGTCAGCAACCTGACCCTCTTGAGTCTGCTGTCCTCTGCCCACGGTATCAATAGCGGGTCCTCCTGATTGCACCGGAGCCGTAGTCATAAGACCAGTAGGCGCCGCAGAAGAAGTCATCGCAGTGTTAGCCCCGCCTACATCGGACAGTGCAGATCTCTGCGCCGCAGTAAGACCCGTGCCAGCAGGACCACTAGGTTGTGGCGTCAGGTTTGGTGCTGTTATAGCGGCGCCACCGGAGGATGCCACTGCATTTGGATTTGTTGCAAGATTTAATCCTGCGTTGGAAACGTTACCCAATCCAGCCGTAAATCCCGCAACAAGAGCTTCATCAAGACTTGCCGCAGGGGTAATTCCTTGGTTTCCTGATGCGACGGATGCCGCAAGCGTTTGTTCGCCTATGCCCTCACTCAACATGTTC